GCATTTTCAAGTTATCAGAGTATCAAAGAACCCCTTTAAATACTGGGGAAACCAGTAAAGTTGTACTTAAAATCATAACGTATGTTCTAAATAATTGAAAACTAAAAACTTATGCAGACTGCTTTTTTCTTGTGCAGTTTTTATTCAGGTTTTTCACGATTTCGGGCGTGAAGCCAGTTGCATAGAACTCTCCCGAGCCAAGGAGCAGCCAGTATGGGTTGATGTGGTAGTCACGGACTAGGAACTGAACCCAAGACGGACGAAAGCGACCGTAGTACTCGGTAGGCTTTTCACGCAGGGACATGATGTTCCAGCGGTTGATACCATACCGGTCGGTTATTGTCTTCAGACCGCCAATGCAACCATCAGCCTTCAGGCGGTCGATGGCAGAGAAGAAACGAACTACTATATCCACATCAGCGGACGTCAGATTTTTATCTTCCATATTCATTTTATCTTTTTGTAGGCACGACTGAAAACGCTTTCAAGCCTTGCCCGATGATTATTCAATCTTTGCGACCAGTCTTGCAACTGAGCCAGCGAGGGGCGAGAAGCCAGCAGTCCATCCACCTCGGAAGGGGTGAGCACTGGCAAATATTTCTCGTAGGCGAGAAGGTAATCAATTCGGCACATTCGGCATAACTAACATTACAAGGATATATCCGAGAACAGCAGCAAAGCCAAAGTATAGATAAATCTTTGCTATCTTCTCGTTTCTTGCTATTATGTAATCATCAGCTTCAACCTCAACCTTGCGCCTAGTCAATTGATGCCCATCGTATCGTTCCCCTCTCTTGTAGCGACCATCAGCGACATAGACCGCCTGCGATGTATACTGCCAGCCATAGGCGGTATGTTTATTTTTCAGCTTTCTGTAGCCAACAATCAGCAGGATAACTCCACCGATGATACTAAACATGAAACCAACGAAACCCCAAAACCAAGCAGCACCAACAGAAGGGACTATCGGCTGGATTCCTTCATCCTCTACCTTTCCAACGCTGGAAACACGACCAGCACCGCCAGCGGAAACATTTCTGTGCGGAATAGAGTGAGCATCGCCATAGATGTTATTGCTGACAACACGACCAGCATCCCTTCCTACCTGATTGACAGCAGAGCGAATGAAACCCTTTGCCAGTCCATTAATGAAACTTCCCATACGCTATTTATTTAAATGATTTATATTTCTTTCGTAGAACTCATTCCAAGCCTTTTTCTTGATGAAGATGAAGAAGAGAAGCAGTCCTAGGGCGACCATCAGCAGATAGAGCGGATGGCACAAGACACCGAACCCGAAGGAACGCTGGAAGTCGATGCAGAACGAAATCAGCACTCTGTAGGTAGAGAACGCCCGATGCACCCAGCAGAACCCATAGGCTAGACTGACGATGATCCAGGCGATGAAGCCGAAGAGCGAGCAGTCGAATATCCACTCCGTGAGTTTTACCCGAATGCCGAACGAGAGCAGGGTGCAGTGCACCAGCATCACAAACGCACCCACTGGAGGGATGATGCCTATTATCAACCTGCTGGCTTTCCATAGCCAGCTTTTACCGAGAGCGGCAAGAAGAACCTTCTCCTTCCGCTCTATGAAATCCTCATCTTTCATCGTTACTTAGAATTTTAGTTGATATTGTACCTGGAGCGAGAACTAAAGTTCACGCAACCACTTCTGACCTTTCTTTGATTTCAAGAAAATGCCGAATGCAATGGTCATTCCCAATGCCATCACGTTAAATAACAAGAATGCATCCATAATCTTTATTTTTTAAATTTCATTATATAATTTGCAAGGTACGCAAGTGATGCGCCACAAGCCACACCCGACACCAAGCAGACTTGATGAACCGCCTGCAATGGGTCACCAGTTAGTAGAGGAGACAGACCACCGACAGCAACGCTTCCGTACATCATTTTCGAGCAGTCGTACAGATACCCAGCCAAGAGTTTTCTTCTGTCCGTCTCCCTATCATCTGTTGTTTTCTGACTAACCATTCTTTTTCATTTTGCAAAGTTACTAAATTATTTCTGTCCCACAATGGCAAGCAGCGTTTTTACTTGACTTTGCAGGAACTCATTCTGTTCTCGCAGCAGTTTGTTTTCAGCAGCCAAGGCAGCATCGCTACCTATTGGCTGGGAAACGTTGGAACTGTTCGAACCATTGACGTTTGAACCGGTAACAGCCGCTTCCATCTCAGCAGGGAGAGGAGGGGCACATCTGTCGATGATTTCCTTTATCTTTTGGATAAAATCAATTTTTATAGTTTTGCGTCCAAGACGAGCCTGCACATTCTGTGGTGTAGTACCCAGTTCTCTAGCTACATCGCTCATTGTCAAGCCCGAACGCTTAATATACTTCTTTAACTCTTCACCGCTCATAATTGTAAATCAATTTAAAACTAATTAAAAACTTATTAAAAACAACCACAAAACAATTGTTTTTCAATTTTCTTTTTGTATTTTTGCAACCGAATTACAAAGCGAGTTTAAAAACTCATTTGCAAAGATAAAGAAAATAATTGTAAAATACAAATAAAATGGGAGAAAATTTTAATTATGATTTCAGAACCCCACTGCAGAAGCAGCAGGACGAAAGAAAGAAGAACATCATAGCGATGTTTGCAGATTTCCGAGCAAAAGCACCTGTCGAGACCTCAGACAGCAGAATAATGCTCGCAGTTTCACAGCGTGTTGGTTGCACCCAGCAGAACGTGCGTGTTATCCTCATCAAGGCTGGATTGATAACACCAAAGAAGAGACGTGCAGCCGTGCGCAAATAATCAAGTAGAACCAATTTAAACATTCAGAGCGTATGAAGAAGTTTATCGAGATTATCACAAGTGACGAAGTATTATCCCTGGCAGTTGCCATCGTATTAGTAACTTTAATTTTTTGGAGGGCTTAGTTATGACGAACGAAGAACCAAAGGTAGCTGACGCAGGCAGATACACCATGACAGAGACCTGCAAGGTGCTGGGCATCCATCGAAACACCCTGCGCAGATGGTTGCAGGCTGGTAAGATTAAGGTCAAGTTCCGCAGAATCGACAACCGCAAGGTTTTCGAGGGCAGCGAGATTAAAAAAGTCTGGAGGATTGCCCTATGAGCAAGTTATCAATCAATATGCGCAGGATGATCGTGAAGTACACAGACATCTGCTGGCTTATCACTAACTGGAAGGCGAACCGCAAGACCAGAAAGCGTTGCAAACTGAACAACAAGTGCTACTTGGAGGCAGAGCGAAGAATACAGTACCGAGAGTTTGAAGGCAACCTTTGCTTGGCTCTGGATAACATACCGCTCATACCACTGGACGGAATTGGCGGCAACGAGGTATTGAAGTCGTGCCGTGAGACTTTCCAAAGTTACATATTTTCTCAGAGAGGAGGTAACAAATGAGGAAGATTATAAAACAATGCGAAGAGGCAATGTACGATGCCATCTGGCTGGAGTTAGACCGTGATCCACAGCGACCAGCGGTTGCAAGGGTAGACATCAAGACCAAGGCAGGCAACATCTGCGTATGGTGCGACAGAACCGGGAACATAGCGGTCGTGACGCACAAGAATAGCAACAACGACAGCGAGCGGCTGGAGGAAGCCATCGAGGGCTGCGTCAACTATCAGGACGTGATGGACGACTGGCTGGAGGAGAACAGCCAATACGCAGACCAAGACCCGATGGACGCCTTCGAGGAAAGCAGGCTCGACAGCCTTATGGCTCAACTGGTTTGACCACAAAATGTTAAACAATTATTATATGGTTCCCTGCAGCGGCAGGGCAAAGGGCGCACGCAAAACTCATTTTTCAAGGTTATCTAAAATTAGTTGTTTTTACCATGCAATATGCGGAAACGACAGCGTGCGCCCTGCAACGGAAGGGCATCCCTCGGCAGCTGGCAAGGGGGGTAAGTTTTGGCAGTCAACTGGGGTTCGAATCCCCAGCCTTCCACTAGAGTTAATGAACAATAAGTTGAACAATAAAAAGAACGAATTATGGAAAATGAAATTATTCAAGTAAGCGGTGGCGAAATGCTGGAAGCCATCAACCGCTCGGAGATTGACGGACAGATTGCAACAGCGCACAAGTTCCCGAGAGACATCATGCAATGCAAGCAGAATATGGTAGCATTGGCAGCCATGGACGATGATGTGGCATACAACTGCTTCTATCACCTAGAGCGCAAGGGCAAGGATGGTCAAGTATCGGTTATTGAGGGTCCTAGTGTTAGGTTCACGGAAATCATTTCCGCATGCTGGAAGAACCTGCGCATCGCGGGTCGCATCATCGCAAACGATGGCAAGACCATTACAGCGCAGGGCGTCTGCCACGACCTCGAGAGCAACGTGGCTTACTCTGTAGAAGTGAAGCGCAGCATTCTGACCTCAAAGGGGTACACCTTCTCACAGGACATGCAGGTGGTAGTTGGCAATGCAGCCGTGGCGATCGCCCAGCGTAACGCAATCTGCAAGGTCGTGCCGCAGGTATTGATTGCAAGCGTGGTGAAGGAAGTGCAGGCAAAGGCACTTGAGCACATCAAGCAGACTGGCGTACAGAGCCAGTGGAAGAGCTGCGTAGCCTGCTTCCAAGTGTACCAGGTAACAGACCTTATGCTGCTGGAATACCTGGGCAAGAAATCAGCCGAGGAAGTAACGGCAGAGGACATTCAGAAGCTGGCTGGTGTGTACAACGCCATCAAGGAAGGTACGACCACAGTGGAGGAGACCTTCAAAAAGCCAAAGCAGCAGGAAGCCATCGCACAGCAGGCGCAGGCAGCAGCCGAGAGCGCACAGAAGAAGGCAGAGAAGGCAATGAGCCGCAGCCAAGGAAAGACTGGCACAGCAGCGAAAAAGTAGTTTAGTTTATAATGTTATAACGTTTCCCAATTAGCCGCAGGGCAACCTTCAGGGTGGGAACCTGACCAGATTATAGGGAGCCTGCGGCAACTATTAAACATTCAGTAAAAAATTATGGCAGAAAAAGAAAGCAATCAGAAACACAAGAGCACCATCGACAAGTACTTTAGAAGAACCGCAGATGGTTTCAAGGCATGGGCAGAAGAAGCCGAAGAAGAAAGATGCTATCTGCAGGCTGCAATAGAGCCGACTGGAGATGCAGATGAAGACGGAAACCAAGGATTCGATTTTCATATTGCCTACCACGGTACAATCAATTTACTCGCAAGCGGAATTGCACAGACAATGCGAAAGGATGAATTCCTTCGCCAGCTTATTATCGAAGCAGCGAATAAGTATTTTACAGCAATCGCAGAAATAAAAGAATAGAAGAATGAAACAGATAATCAAATACAAAAGCAGAGAGGAGTGGTTGCAGAACCGCAAGAAGGGCATAGGTGCATCAGAGGCAGGCACAGTACTGGGACTGAACCCATGGGAAACACCATACCAGTTGTGGAGACGCAAGAAGGGCATCGACCCACCAAAGGTTGAGAACTTCGCGATGGTTGCAGGACACCTGCTGGAGGATGCCGTGGCGCAGTTCTTTAAACGAGAGAGCCACTGCCACATCATAAAGGCGAGCACGGACGACTACACCATCACGAACACCGATACTCCGTATCTGAGAGTAAGTCCAGACCGCACCTTCTGGAGAACCGGGGCAACACGCAACGAAGCGAGCAAGAGCATCCTCGAGTGCAAGACCACGCAGATGCAGATAGATGCAGACGACCTTCCGAAACATTGGTTCTGCCAGCTTCAGATGAACCTCGGAGTGGGAGAATACAAGGACGGAGCACTTGCCTGGCTGACAGCAGGCAGGGAGTTCGGCTACCGTGACATCGATTTCGACCCCGAGTTCTTCGGATGGATGAGGGACGAGATAACCAAGTTCTGGCTTGACTACATCGTGGGCAACCAAGAGCCGCCAGCATACAGCGCACAAGACGTTCTCCTGAAGTCTCCTCTACATGTAGCTGGCAAGGAAGTGACTGCAACGAAGGAGATACTCGAACAGATTGCTAGGCTCAAGGAACTCAAGGTTCAGAACAAGAAACTGGAGACCGAGCAGGATGAGATTGAGGACAACTTGAAGCTGTTCTTCGGGGACGCAGAGAGCATCGTTTCGGATTCCGGAAAAACGCTGGCAACGTGGAAAGCACCGAAGGCAAGCGAAAAGTTCGATGCCAAGGCTTTTCAGGCAGACCATCCTAAAGCGTGCGCCAAGTACATCAAGCAGGTGCAGGGAGCACGAATATTGCTCATTAAGTAAAGGCAGGGCTTATGGCTGTTCCTATATCAAAAACCGACCTACGGAATATAATTTCCCAACTGGAGAATTATATTTCCCTAGGTGGGAAAGTGACAGCACCGACCGACACAAGCCAGCGGAACAGAATCCGTATGGCTACAGTGTTAAAACGGAAGCTGGAAAAGAAATTATCATTATCAGAATAAAATTATGAACGATTCATTCATCTTATACACTTCTTACTACGCCATCATCGAGGGGCTTACGGATAAGCAACTCGGACAGCTGACTAGGGCACTTTTCATCTACGCAAGGGATGGAAAGACAATCAAGCTAGAGCCAGTTGTAAGGATGGCTTTTTCATTTATCAAAGACAACATCGATCGCAATGCGGACAAGTATCAGAAGAAATGCGAACGCAACCGTGAGAATATCAGAAAGCGGTGGGAGAAAAAGCATGCGGAAGATACGACCGAACGAAGTGATACGACCGAATACGAACGTATACAATCGAATACGAACGTATACGAAGAAAAAAGTCGTATACCTTATGATAATGATAATGAATATGATAATGATAATGATGTTTCTAAAGAAACAAATATATTAGAACCTTCTAAAGAAGGTATTATGAGTGCATCGGTCAAGACCGAAGCACCCGGTGGCGGCAAGGTTTCGAAATCTCAAAAGATAGACTATGCTGCCGTCAAGGAATACTGGAACCGCAAGCATGATGAGACGAAGAGTGCGATGCCGCCTATTACGCTCATGACCGAGAACCGCAAGGTGATGGTCAAGGCAAGGGTTCGTCAATGCAAGGGAGACGTGAAAACTCTGTACCGGGTAATTGACATTGCGATGGCATCTGACTTCATGAACGGCAACAATAAGCATGGGTGGCTCGGTAAGTTCGATTGGATATTCGGAAATGAGCAGAACTTCGCAAAGGTGCTGGAAGGAAACTTCAACAACGAGCCAGCCGCAAGCCAGCAGCCGCAATCGGCAGCAGTCAAGGCGCAGGATCCTGCGGCAACGGCAAGACCGAGCATCGGGGAACTCTACGAGCAAGCCAAGCACCAGCAGCCAGCGAGCCAGCAGAGCCAAGACAGCAAGTTCCGGTGGGTAATCCAGCAGAACCTCGAAGACTTGAAGAAGAACCCGAACAACAAGCCTGCCAAGGATTCGCTGACAAGATACTACGAGAAGGGAGTTCTGCAGCGGCTGGGCATCGACTGGAAGCCCGAAAAATAACGGATGAGGGCAAAATCAGCCGCTCTGAGCCGTTTTCACGCTTCGGGCGGTAAATTATAAGGCAAACATATTTTAAACACTTAAAACAAAAGAATTATGGCAAAAGAAGTATGTATTGTAAACAACGAATGCTTTAATACAGATTACCCAGTAGGGGCGACAATTAGCATTGAAGGTGTAAATTGCAAGGTGGTTGAGGATATAGGTCTATCTGAATATAACTGCTACGAGTGCATCTTGAACGGTAAGAGAGAAGGCATTATGTGCAGGAATCTTGCTTGTCTGAATAGTGAAAGAGAAGACCGCAAGGACGTACACTTCGTAAAGATTTAAAGCCATGAATGAATTATTTTTCCACGAATGCAGAGCCGCAGGGCTCGTATTCAAGACATCGAACGATTGGTGCAAATGGCTGACCGATAACAGCTACGACATCAAGAAGCCGGACGTAGAGAAGGCTCTTTCTATGTTCAAGAATCCGCAGCAGGCAGCGCATCTGGCATGGCTGCTCGAGAACAAAAAGAATAATCGGTCGTGAGTTCAATAATAGAGTTTTTAACCAGCGAGGACAGAAGGGGATGGCTCCTATCAAAACAAATAACTTATAACATCTTGAAATTACGATATGAGAGCCGGAAACGTATCTCCCGAAGTCTGACAACAAACAAAGAAAGCGAGGTGGTACATGAAGAAATAGAAAGAAGACGATGATATAATATTAATTATGCTTTTATCCTACGGCTGGCGGTGGAAGAAGGAAGACCCCTGCAACATATTCATTTTGTTATTCATTTATTTTGCAAGCGCAGGCACAACTTCCGGAATCCCTGCCAGCTTTCTCTATCTCAACCAAAAAGAAGGGAAAGAAAGGGGTAGGGGAAAGATAGGGATAATAACGCATGTGTGCACGTATATGCGCACGTAAAGGGTGTTGAGTAATAAACTACACCAGCAAAACAAAATAAACGCTTATACGCGAAATTTGAACAAAATAAGTACTTTAAAGAAAAAATGGAAAAAGGAACAGTTATAATTGGAATCGACCCGGACAATCAGGAAAGCGGAGTTGGAGCAGTCTTTGACGACAAGAGGTTTCTCGCCTATAAAATGAACTTCCCAGCTTTGATAGATTACCTCAAGGCTATGAATGAAAGTTGCAAGAAGATTAAGGTCGTTATTGAAGGCGGCTGGCTCAACAAGAGCAACTGGCATTTGCTAGGTAAATTCATGACAGCAGTCAAGGCAGCAGCCATCGGACGCTCTACCGGAATGAACCATCAGACCGGAATCTTGATTGTCGAGTGCTGCAAACACTACAATATCCCCTGCGAAATCATCAAGCCACTGAAGAAGTGCTGGAAGGGGAAGGACGGAAAAATCACGCAGGACGAAATTGCTTATTTTGTAAGCGCAGGACAAAAGTTGCCGAGAATGAACCAAGACCAGAGAGACGCACTTCTCCTCGCATGGGTCTGTGCAGGATACCCGGTCAGAGTGATGCCGAAGAAACCGCAGACAACCCTGCAGAAAACCATCAGAGCCTTTGATGGATAATACAAAAACGAAGTGTTGGAAAAAGTTAAAAGTGTGCAAAGAACAAACAACTAAAGCAAAAAAGTTGTATCTTTGCGCAAGTGTTTATCAAATAAGCATATATTTCGAACTTAAAACAAGAAGAAAATGAAAACAGAAGAAATCGCATTATCGAGGGTCAGCGAGAACGAAGCGAACCCGAGAACCATAACTGAGGCGAATTTCCAAAAGCTGGTAAAGAGCATTCTTGTATTTCCTAAGATGCTCCAGCTTCGCCCGATAGTCGTAGACGAAACCTACAAGGCACTGGGTGGCAATATGAGAACGAGGGCACTCTGTCACATCGTGAGCATGACACCGGAAGCCATCATGGACGTTCTCGACACAGACCAGCGGCTGACCGATGCAGAGAAGCTGGCAATCGCCAACTACTGGAGCCAGTGGAAGGAGCAGCCGACTGCAACCATAGTCAAGGCATCAGACCTGACGGAAGCGCAAAAGAAAGAATTCATCATCAAGGATAATGCAGGCTTCGGAGACTGGGACACCGAAGCACTGGCAAACCAGTGGGATACCGACCTCTTGAAGGACTGGGGTATTCAAGACTGGCAGCTGCAAGGGTGGATGAGTCCTGATTCATTGAAAAATGGAGAACAGACAGACGAGGATCAGAAGGAGGCAAAGGACGATGAGTTCGATGAGGATACAGAGAAAATACCACAGCGGTGCAAGGAATGCGAACTGTGGCAACTCGGAAAGCATCGCCTTATGTGTGGTGACTCCACGGATGCAGAGCAGGTCAAGTTCCTTATGGGTGGGCAAGTGGTTAATCTGTATCTTACAGACCCTCCATACAATGTTGGCTATGGTTACGAAGGTTCTGCTATGATGAGCAAGAGAAAGCATAGAACGGATGGGCTGACGGTCAAGAACGACAAAATGGACAATGACAAGTTCCGGGATTTCCTGTCGGCTGCATTTTTGGCAGCAGAAGAAACTATGGAGAAGGGTGCTGCTTTCTATATTTTCCACAGCGACAATTATTCGATGTGGTTCAGAGAGGCTCTAATGAGCACGAAAGATTTGGAGCTACGTGAGACATTGATATGGAACAAGGATTCGCTTTGTCTAGGGCGGCAGGACTACCAGTGGAAGCATGAGCCGTGTCTTTATGGGTGGAAAAATGGAGGTGCGCACAATTGGTTCAACGACAGAGCGCAGACAACGGTTATTGATATGGCTCGACCTAAAGTATCAAGGGAACACCCTACGATGAAGCCAGTGCCGCTTTTTGCTTATTTGATGGGCAATAGCACAAAGGAAGATTGGAATGTATATGACGGGTTCGGTGGTAGTGGTACAACGCTTATCGCAGCCGAGCAGTTAAACCGCAATGCGTTCTTGATGGAGCTCGACCCACATTATTGCGATGTTATCATTGCACGCTGGGAAAAGCTGACTGGCGAGAAAGCGGTCAAGATAGACGAGTTTAAGAAGCATGGCGAATAGTTGCGATGTGTCGGCTTTTCTCTTCAAGGTTGATAAACTACACCAGTTTGCGGAAAGAGCGGCACACACGCAAAATTCGCAGAAAATAACCGCCAAGGGAACGGAAACGAAATTTTAAAGAAACTATGGGATGTGAATGTTGTAAGATTCAGCGACCGAAGGACTATGCAGCCTGCAAGGTCGCAAACAAGAAACCGTTCGGGAAATGGTATCTTGCACCGTGCGGAATGACTTTTAGTCCGCAGGAAAGAGGGAGTAATTACACTCCACCAAAAAAGAGAAAGAAACGTAAAAAATAGACACTATGCCACAAGGTAACAACAACAAACATCGAGCGCAGAAAATCGACATCGAGAACCGCCTGCAGATTATCGCACCCCTATACCGCAAGGGATGGACGGAGCGAGAAATCACGGCAGAGGTTCGCAAGCGGCTCGACAGACCGAAATACAATCAAGCACACTGCGACATTCAGCGGTTATTGAAGGAGTGGAGGGAAGAGAGACTGACCGACACAGACGAGAAAATAACCAGCGAGGTGGCAAGGTTGAAGCTGGTGATACGTGAAGCGTGGGAAGCCTGGGAGAAATCGAAGGAAGACTACCACTTGCAGAAATCAACCAAGCATGGACAGCCTTTATTTGATGAGCGAGGAAAGCAGATTTCAATCGAGACCGTCAAGGCGATAATGTACGATGCCGAGAAGCGAGGATTCGGAGAACCACGCTACCTCGACATCATCATCAAGGCAGAGACGCAAATCTGCAAGCTGCTCGGACTGGATAAGGTCGTGCTTGACCTGAACGCAGGATTCCAAGGCGGTATCGAGGTACGCTACATCAACTCGGGACACCAGTGCGCATCCAGCGAGCAGGAAGTAATCGAGCGTGAGGGATTGGATAAAGAATAATTTTTTTACCATAATTTTGTTTTAAGTTTTATTGTTTGTAAGAATGGCACTATTTGACGTTATTGGTGAACTGTATGCCCCGAATGCGGACGTGAAGCCAAGGTTTCTAGTAAACCAAGGAGGCACGTCCTCGGGGAAGACATACACCATTATGCAGCGTCTTATAGTGCTTTCTTTTGAGCATCCAAGGGTAATTATCACGGTGTGCGGTCAAGACCTTCCGAACCTAAAGGTGGGAGCCATGCGAGACCTCGACACCATCCTGCACACAAGGGCAGAGTTACTGGACTGGTTCAAGAACAACAAGAGCGACAGCAGCTACCGAGGAAAGAACGGCTCAATCATCGAGTTCAAGAGTTACCAGGATGCGCAGGACGCTAAGAACGGTAAGCGTGACTATCTGTTTATTAACGAGGCAAACGGTGTGCCCTACGAAGTGTTTTGGCAGCTTGCCATTCGAACCCGAAAGCAGGTGTTCATCGACTACAATCCAAGCGCAAGGTTTTGGGTGCACAACAACATCATCGGCAGGGATGATTGCAGATTGATCCTAAGTGACCACCGAAACAACCGATTCCTGACAGAGCAGGAGCACAAGAAAATTGAAGAGATTGACGACCCAGAATTGTGGCGAGTATATGCGCGTGGACTGACCGGAAAGATAACCGGGCTTATCTTCACTAACTGGGGCATCGTTGACAAGCTGCCACCAAGGGAGGAGTGGAAGATGGAATGCAGGGGTATGGACTTCGGATTCACCAACGATCCAACTGCGCTGGAGCACGTTATATTGGCGCACGGAGAGTTATGGGTGGACGAAGAAATCTACCAGCCTGGAATGACGAACGATGACATCGCAGACCGATGCAAGGAACAAGGACGGACGAAACGAGACCTTATCATTGCTGATTCGGCAGAGCCTAAGAGCATTCAGGAGATACACAACCGAGGGCTGTGGATAATCGGCAGCACCAAGGGAGCGGACAGTATCAACAACGGAATCGACATTCTCAAGCGTTTCCGCATCAACATAACCAGACGCAGCCACGGCATCATCGGGAACATGCAGCAATACAAGTGGAAGAAGTCAAGGGATGGAGAGACAACGAACCAGCCTATAGACGCATTTAACCACGGCATAGACGCAATACGATACGTAGCCTTGAAGAAGTTATCCGTAGCAAGCCACGGAACGGCTAGGGCGCACGTATTAAGGCAAAGATAACGACAAAAAATATAAAGCGTATGGATAATAACACGACATTCAAGTACTGGCTGGCAGTTGCTCGGCACACCAGCTACAAAATCGGCAAGCAGCCACGACCTGCATTTGTCGGAGGAAAACAAGTGCCCGGCAATCTCAACCAGCTTTCCATCGGGCAGCTGATTGACCTTTCCCAGCTATCAGACAGCGAGGAAAGTCTGTATCAGATAGTGACAACCGTCCTCGGTCTGAGCCACAAGGAAGTGGAGCAGGCTAGGGCGGTTGATGTCGTTATGCTCATAGGCTGGGTAACAGCAGAGGTCGAGCGCATCAACAAGCTCTTCGAGAGCACAGACACAGCGAAGCCAACGAGACTGGAGAAGGAGGCAGGCATCGATACCCTGCGGTTCGGACTATTCGGCATGCTGGACTGGTATGCGGTAAGGATGGGCATCAGCGACCACGACCAAGTTCTGAAAACACCATGGCTTCGCATCTACAAGTGCATGGAAATGGACAACAAGAGAAGCGTGTACGAACGAAACCTGCAGAAGTTGCAAGCGGAAGAAATGAAACGTAAATCTAGATAATTATGGCAACAATCAGAGAAACATTAAAGCAGCTGGCAGCAGACACGCTACCAGACTATACCTACCTATTCGAGGACTGGGACACAGCGGACACCAAGCTGGAGAAACTGAACTATCCTGCAATCGTCTGTATCATCCCAGCCAGCGGTACGACAGAGATACGCAACGGCAGGGTATACGACACCGTGAACGTTGCCTTGGCTTATCTCGACACCGTACCGAGGGGAGCGGAAGGAGAAGACAACGGAGAGTGCATCGACCGAATGAAGGTGGCAGGGGCAAGGATGATACGAGCCATCAACCAGTCGCACCAGTTCGAACCATTGGAAGGGCAGCAGTACTACGAGACCATCATCGAGCGTTTGAGCACGATCGTGTCGGGCGTAATGTACTCCCTGCAACTGACACAGAGCATAGGAGGGTGTGAGGTATGAGCAAGGGAGGCATTCAATTCGACCCCAAGGCGGCATCGCTCATCATGCGTGAGGAGGTGGCGAGAGCACGGCAGCTTATCATCAACCACATTCGTATCAACGGACAGAACGCATCAGGGCGAACGATAGCAAGCCTAAAGGTGGAGCAGCCCAGCGAGGAAGAAACCATCCTTTGGGGACACAAGCCATTCGGGGTGCTGGAGACCGGACGAAGGGCAGGAAAGATACCATACAGTTTCCGTGGCATCATCAGGCAGTGGATGAAGGACAAGGGACTGCACGGCAGACCTATCCCCTATAAGACCCAGCGACAGCACAAGTATACACCACAAGAGCGTGGCGACATGAGCATGGCAGGAGCCATCGCCCACACCATCGCCAACAAGGGTTCTAAACTGCACCGGACTGGCGGCAGGGCTGACGTATACAGCAATGTTGTGCCCGACACGATGAAGCGGCTCGGACAGCGACTTATTTTCTTAATCCACCAGTCGGTGGGAAGTATCAAACTAAACAATGAGACGGTATGAGACAGACAGTGAACAACGGATATTCTTTTTTCTATCCCGATGAAGTATGCTTCGCCTTCTTGCCTTGCATCATAAGAGCGATTGGAAGCAACCTATCGTGTATTGAGGTAATAATCAGATGTGGCAAAACGGAACGAGCCTACAATGTGGAGGCGTTCAACGGAAAGTGCATTACAGACTTCAGGGCATACGTACAAGCCTTTTTCGATGGACACATCAATGCAGGCGTGGACTGGACGATAAACTATGACGTCAATAACTTATCCCAGTACATAAGAGTTGAGGTTAACGCATACGATGACAGAGACGGACAGCTTGCGAGCATCGAATTCACTACGAACGTAGTATGGGGTGCGCCAAGGTTCGGGGAGACCTGGAACGGCTACAAACGCCTTACGTGGTTCACCAACTATCCGTTCTCTTTTGGTATGTATTTAAGTAAGGCGGACACCAAACTGCTTATAGGTTACGAGGGAGCACCCAACAAGCTGCTTGAGATTCCGACCACCGACATGATAGACTTCAATGCAGCCATCTTACCAAGCGGTGCCAGGTACTGGAACATCTATGACTACGATGGAGAGATTCAGCAGGGAACGTTTGACAATACTTTCGACCTTACTTTCTGCCTATCTGCCGGTGGCAAGCAGTCACTATTGCTGCGCATCGACAGAGACGATACCGAGAGCGGCATCTATCTGCGTTGGATTGACCGACACGGATTCATTCGCTATTGGCTCTTTGCGTCTGGTGAGGAAACGAGAGAAATAGCCAGCGACCTGAGTTTCATACGCAACAATCTGTGTGGATACAGCGACATATACGGCTACGTTGGCGACAGCGGAAGAAGGCAGGGATACGAGCGCACGGATTCAATCAAACTTTGTGCCCCGTTGGTTGACAGTGATACGTTCGATATGCTGCAAGACCTAGCCAGCAGCCCAGTCGTTGACATGTACCTCGGGGGAGACTGGATGAACGAGGAAAATCAGTGGACGAGCGTAACAATCAAGGCAGGAAGCTACACGAAGAAGAGCACAGCTTGCTTGCAGGATTTCGTGTGCGAAATGATAATAAATAACATTAACGTTCAGAGATTATGACAGACCAGCAACTTTATATAGACGGTGTTTTGATGGATTTGCCGGAGAGCACCGATGTGGTGCTCGACATTAAGAGCAACCTTTTTCGTGACGTCACGAAAATGACCTCGAACTACACGTACACCATCCAGCTACCACGGACGGTGCACAACCTTTCAGTTTTGCAGCAAGCGGACAGACCGAAGAGTGGCAGCAGATACCCTTTTATTTTCCACCAGTGCAGTTATTTCCGTGGAGGTGTGCAAATTATCAAGGACGGACGGTTGAACGTACTGAGCATTGAGGAAAGCATCGAGGTCTCGATTTATTGGGGCATAATGCCAGCGTTCACGAAGCTACTGGAGAGCGGAATGAAACTGAACGAACTGGGAGTGACAGACAGAGTGCTTTTTGAAAAGTACAACACACCGAACACAAGGGAGGAAGCCGTGAGCAAGGGGATATTCTTTGCTTATTACAATCCATACCGAATTGAGAGCAAAGATAACTTTGGTATTAATCTGGTGCAGAGGAATAAGTATACCACGACACAATACCTGCCTAGCCGTGGACGCATCAGAACTGGCACAGAGGTAGGAAAGTACATCAGTGGAAATATAGAGAACGAACCGGACACGATTTGTGCTCTCATCCCCTTCTTGCCATCATCAACGGCAAAGGTGCAAGCGCAAGGAAAGGGCGATTACAGAAGCTATGCGGTACTGGATAAGTACATGCGAGTTCTATCCGTGAGCGGAGAAGATGAGACGCTGGAAGTATACACCATCAGAGGAGAGGCTAGAGCTGCATACCTCGTAGTGAATGCACCTGCCGAATATTACAGCACTCTGTCGCTATCAGTTACCGGGCTGACACCTATGCACGAAATGATAGATGGCGATAATAAGGAGGATTTCGTAGGAGATGATGTGGCGGTGGATGAATATAAAACGTCCCCAAAATTCTTGCAGCCATGTGTGGCCGTAAACTGGCTATTGTCAAGGATAGCGAGGAAGTCGGGCGTATCTTTCGTTTGGCAGGATGATGAAGCAAAGAAAATGTTGAACAACCTTGTTGTGCCTATCATCAACAACAAGGCAGACGACAAGACAATTATCGGTAATCTGACCGCAGACGTTAAGAGCCGGGACGGACTAGGTGCGCTTTCCTTTTCCGTCAACAACTCATTGACATCAGTCACGCCAAGCACTGGCAGCGATGTACAGAAACTGACGATAACGAAGGATTGCGAACTGACCTTTGATGTGCAAGTGCAATACTACGTCAGACATCAGTTTGAAGACGCAGCGGAGATTCAGGTGCCTATGGGCGTGAAAATGACCGTGACAACGCCAAGCACTACTGGAGGTGAGGCATCCACGCAGGAATACGAGTTCGGAGATTTGAAATACGAGGATGGGCAGATGAAGTTACCGGTCGTACTACGCAGATATGCTATCGATGGCTATCTTTATTTACTTTCGGCAGGAACGAACACAATATCGCTAAAGAAGGACGATGTACTGACGTTTGAGACTATCATGCACGGACCGGATGCGGGCGAAACTAACCCACCATCCGTTTACAGCGGCAAAATCACAGCGAGAGTCAAGATTGGAGATAGCGTGCCGATTGGGGGAAGTTTCCCTATCGGCATAAATCTACCTGAAATCGAGGTAACAAACTTCATTAAGTTTTTGGCTTTGATAACTGGCTCATTCCCTAGACAGCTGACAAATAGCACGCAAGTACAGTTCGTTATGTTTTCCAGCGTCTGGAGCAACAAGGCGAATGCCTACAACTGGAGCGGAAAACTCATTCCGTATGACCGCCAAGGTGCACCACGGAAAAGCGAGTATTCCGTTTCAGACTTTATGCAACACAACCGCTACAAGTGGAAGGAAGACGAAGAGACAACCGGGGACTATGATGCAGACCTCGTAATCAGCAACCAGACTTTGGGCTATGAGCAGAACACATGGACGCTACCTTTTGCAGCCAGCGATGACAACCGCATACCGATAAGAACACTTGATTCTTTCGGCATGAAGAATGGTGGAGAGTATAAGGGATGCAAGGAGCGGATAATGACGCTAAGAGATGATAAGGAGCAAGCTGCACTTCGATTTGATATTGACCTTCAGAACATATTCGATACGAAGTACAAGCAGCTTGCAGCAAGTATCGCCAGGGCGCACGTAATCACGGAACGGCTCAATCTGTCGGACTTGGATATACTAGATTTTGACGAAACGAAGCCAGTGTACCTTGCACAGTATGGCGCATATTTCGCAGTTCTCGAAATCAAGACCACAAGCAGCGGATATTGCGAGGTTACAATGATAGAGTTAAACAACTAAAAAGAACGAACTATGGTAAGTGAAGACAAACAGCAGATTCTTGACATCAAGGTCAAGTACGAGGATGCAATCTATGGCATCATAAGATACAAGGAAAAGATAGACCAGTTGAAGGCAAGCATCAAGGACTTGCAGCAGCAGGAGAAAGACAAGACCATCACGACCAACGAAATGAAGGTGCAGACGGAAGCCATCAACGCAACCATCAAGGAGTATCAGTACAACGTGCGTGCCCTGCAGAAGGAAATCCAGAACAACGTGCGCACAGAGAACGAGCAGGAGGGCAGCTTGAAACAGCTGCGTGCCCAGCTTTCAAATGCCACCAAGCAATACGATGAGATGGCAAAGGCAGAGCGTGAGGGAGCGAAGGGGCAAGCACTAGCCAAGCACATAAACGATATTACCGACAAGTTGAAACAGGCTGAGGAGGAGACGCAACGATATTATCGCAACGTTGGCAATTACTACAACTCGATGATGCAAGCAGCAGATGACCTGCAGGGGACGGAGTTCTTTGGTATGGATATTGTCAATGATACCGAGGTTAGCAACATCATTAAGCTGGCGCAGAATATGGATGGACTGACAGGCAAGCTGAAGGCGTTCGGTAAGACCGCAATCGGCTTGGTTATGAATCCATATTTTGCAGCACTCGCTGGCGTTGTCGGTGTTGGTATGACATTTAAGTGGTTCTATGACTACAACAAGGGATTGATGGAAGCCACACGACTGACAAAGGAATTCACTGGCTACACCGGGGAAGCATTGGAGACGATGAGGAACAGCATCGCAGCCACAGCGGACACGATGGGAAAGGATTTCAATGACGTTCTCGCCACAGCTGACAACCTCATGGCGAACTACCACCTATCGGGCGAGGAAGCTATGAAGGTTATCAACGATGGATTCGCCAGCGGTGCAGACCTATCTGGAGATATGCTCAACAAGATACAGCAATATGCGCCTACCTTCCACGATGCAGGTATCTCGGCAGACCAGCTTGTGGCGATATTGCAGCAGACCAGAAGCGGCATTTTCAGCGACAAGGGTCTAGACATTATCACGATGGCTAGCAAGAAAATCCGAGAAATGAACACAGCAACATCCGCAAGCCTTGACGCTATCGGCATTTCCAGCAAGCAGGTGCAGCAAGACCTAGCCAACGGAACGAAGAACACCTTCGACATTATCCAGCAGGTGGCTTCTAAGATGAAGGACTTCGGAGCGGACAGCCAGCAGGTGGGCGACATTCTGAAGAACGTCTTCGGTAAGCAAGGAGCGGCTGCTGGTATCCAGCTTATCGAACAGCTCGACACGATGACAACCGACATCGAAGAGGTGAAGAAGCAGACTGGAGAGTGGGGAGAGACCCAGTTGGAAAACATCAAGCTGCACAAGGAACTGAACAGCTACCTTTCGTCAATGTTCGATATGAGCCAGCACGGATTCGAGGAGATGATCGAGAAGGGCAAGATGTTCGGCACGAAGGTTCTCGTTCAGATAATGAAGGGTTTGTTCAATACCATAAATTACTTCATCGACTGGTACAACGAGAGCCTTCTGTTGCGAGGGGTAATCAATACACTAGGCACAAGTTTCCGCTTGATGTGGAACGCAATCAAGCTTGTATGCAATCTTGGAATAGACGCATTCAAGAGGATGGGCTTTGCAGCCAAGGGCATGCTTGATATTCTCGAAGGTATCGTGACCTTCGACCTATCCAAGGCACAGAAGGGATTCAAGGAGATATTCGATATATCCGGCACAATCAAGGAAGCATGGCACGACATCAAGAACGCTGGCATCGAGATAGGAAATTCCTTTGCTGACGGATTCGAGAACACCGTGAACGGAAGACTGAACCATCTGAAACTTGCGAACCTAGACGGTGGAGCGACCAGCAGCGAGCCAGTGAACGGAAGCAAGGGAACGACACCAGCAGCCAATGGCAGCACAGCCAAGACCAAGGCACAGAGAGCAAAGGAGAAAGCGGAAGCTAAGGCAGAAGCAGAGCGAAGGAAGAAGAAGGAAAAGGAATTGCAGGAAGCGATTGCGCTTATCCAGTATAAGTACAACGAGCAAGTCATGGACGCAAAGAAGCGATACCTTGCAGGCATGTACGACAACGAGCGAGACTACAGCAACGACCTCGAACAGCTGGAGAAGAACATGGTGGCACGAAGCATTGAAGCATACGTGGCGGCAGGGCAAATTGGAGCGGAAAAGGCGCAGGAAATGCAGGCAAAACTTCTCGACATCATGATAAAGGCGAAAGCGGACTTGAAGAACCAAGCAAAAGAGATTGTGGACGAACTCAACAAGGAGTTCGAGGAAGCAGAGAAGAAGCGAAGGGATGCGGACATCATGAACGGTGGCACTGGAGAGGAAGACGATGCAGCCAAGCTGGAGAGATACAAGACTTTCCTTCAGAGCAAACTGGACGCATACAAGGACTATGCAGCCGTGCAGGAACAGCTCCAGAAAGACCTGAGCGATACTAACGTGGAAATACAAAAGACTGAGAATGATAAAAAGAAGCAGTTGACAGAAGAACAACTTCAAAACATGAAAAGCTATATTTTGGCAGTTGGAGATGCTTTTGTCGATTTCTTTAATAGTGAAGATAAATCTTTTCATTCTTTTCTGAAATCTTTACTTAGCTCTTTGCTGGATGCCGTAGAGATAGCCATGGAGGCACAATACATTGAAATCCTAGGAAGAGGCTTAGCTAAACTCGGATGGGCAGGCGTGGCAGACGCAGCAGCGAAACTCGCATTGCTTAAAGCAGCATTCGCAGGAGCGAAAGCACTCGTCAAGGGATTCTCCACTGGTGGCTACGTCCAAGGCTCTGGAACTGGAACCAGCGACAGCATCCCGGCAAGGCTCTCAAATGGCGAGAGCGTAATGACAGCCAAGGCGACTTCAATGTTCAGCCCGATATTATCCGCATTCAACCAGCTAGGCGGTGGTGTTCCTATCGTAGTTAACAACGGAGGCAGCAACATCGGTATGGATATGCTGGCGGCAGCTGTAGCAAGAGGGTATCAGATGGCTCCACAGCCAGTAGTGAGCGTTGAGGAAATAAACCGAACCCAGCGTAGAGTGCAGACGATAGAGAATATTGGCAGGATTTAAAGGGTAGTTATTTCTTCAAGATTCGCGTTCTGAGCGGTTTTCGCTTAAAGGTGGTAAGGTTACACACCAAAGGCAATAAAAGCCGCTTAGAACGCAAAATTTCGGCTTGTTTAGAAAAATTAACTGCTTATGAGATAAACATACCGAAAATAATCGTATCTTTGCAGCGTTTTAAAACTTAAAAATACCGATTCAATGGCAAAACTCAGAATATACAACGACATCGACAGCCAAGACAATAAGTTCTGGTATCAATGGTGGGGAGGCGATTGCGTATGTTTTCAGGATATAGATGCTTTTGCGGCAAGCATACCGAAAGACGATGATTCCATCGATATGCGCATCTTCTGCAATGGCGGCTCTGTGGTCGAAGGTTGGGCGATTTACGACCGACTGCGACAGAGCGGAAAGAAGATTTCCTGCACCGTGGAGGGCAAGGCAGCATCCATGGCAACAATCATCATGCTCGCAGCACCAAAGGAGAGCCGCAAGGCATACGAGAACGCTGCCTTCCTGCTGCACAATCCGTATGTTCCTGGCTGGGGGTTGGGCGACCAGCTGAGCGCAAAGGACTTGAAGAACCTGGGCGAGGAAATGCAGATGTGGCAGGATAAGTTTGTGGACGCATACGTAGAGCGGTGCGAGTGCGACAGGGAAGAGATACAGACCTTGATGGATAAGGACATCTTCATCAACACCAGCGAAGCATTGCGCCTAGGTCTTATCAGCAGCACCGTTGCACCAATCAGCGCAAGCGCATCGAAACGCAACATAGAACAATTCATTAATTCAAAACAACAAAATCCAAAAGCAATGGAGAAGAAAACAGAAGTAAAGGCTTCTCTCCTCGACCAGATTCTCGCCAAGTTGGGCGTGAAGACACTGGAGGAAGCAGAGCAGGCGGTGGCAGAGCCACAAGCCAAGGCAGAGCCAAAGGCGATGGAACTCAACACAGCAGACGGACAGACACTGACCGTTGAGCGTGAAGAGGGAGATCCACAAGTTGGCGACAAGGCAAGTCCTGACGGAACGTTTGAGATGCCCGATGGCAAGACAATTGTTGTCGAGGACGGTGTAATTACCGACATTCAGACCGCAGGCAATGAAGGCGGTGAAGGCAATGAAGGCGGTGAAGGCGGCAGCGCATCAAGCACCGACAACGAAACCGTAGCCAAGTTGAAGCAGCAGGTAGCAGCACTCAAACAGCAGTTGAACGACACCAAGGCACAGCTGGCAGGCGCACAGAAACTCGCAAAGAGCAAGGAAGACATGCGCATCCTGAATGCCGTGAAGATGGCAGGCGGTGCTGAGAAGGTGTTGGCAGGCTACAGCAGCCACTACCAGCCAGCACAGCGACAGCCAAGCGGCAAGGGCGCAGGCGACAACGTGAACCCAGTCGAGGAAGGTAAGAACGCCATCAAGGAGAGACTTGCCAAGCTCCACAAAAAGGGCAAGAAGTAACCAAGTATTAACCCATTAAATCAAAAGAAAATAATGGCAGGATTTACAAAACAGCAACTCGAGAACCTTAAACTCGAGCCAGAAAACCTCACAAGCATCAAGGATGCCGTGCAGGAAACCTTCTACAACGATGAAGACTTCTCTTCATTCGTGAACATTCAGAAGGTCAAAGAGGAAGACCCTATCGCTCTTCTCGGAGAGATGGAAATGGTCGGTAAGAAGGGTGGCGGTTGCGACCCTACCTACGAAGAGAAGGGTATCGCCAACTCTCAGAAGCGTTGGGAACTCGGACAGTGGGAAATCCCTCTCAAGATTTGCTACGAGGCATTGAAAGGAACCATCGCAGAGTATTCATTGAAGACTGGTACAGCCATTGGCGACCTCACCAGCACCGACTTCATGACAATCTATGCAGATGCACTCCAGCGAGCCATGCAGCAGATGATTTGGCGTTTCGGCTGGCTTGGCGACAAGGAAGCAACACTGGCAAGTGAAGAAGGTGGCGGTGGCGGCAAGCTGACGGCAGGCTTAGATGTCAGTAATTTCAACGTCTGCGATGGTCTGTTCAAGCGCATCTTTACAGCCACAGCGACAAAGAACCATACCACCATCGCAGCCAACAGCGAGACCACGGCAGCATTGCAGATTTCTGCATTGCGCAAGAGTGGTGCGGCTACTACACTTGTAGACACCATTTTGATGGATGCAGACACACGTATCGTTGACGACAGCGATGCCGTATTGCTCATGACACGCTCGCTTGCTGACGCATTGACCTACGACCTCAAGAAGACCTACCACGACATTATGCCATGGGAGAAGTTGTTCGATGGCTTCGAAGTAGCGACCTACAACGGAGTGAAGATTGCACGTGTCGGCATTTGGGACAGAATGATTAAAGCACACGAGAAGGGCGCAACGACAGTCAACCTTCCACACCGTGCGGTATTCTGCAACCCTAAGCACCTTATGATTGGTACAGACGCAGACAATCTCATTAGCGACCTCGACATCTGGTTCGACCAGAAGGAGCGCAGAAACTATCTCTATGCTACCGGTAAGATTGGCACGGCTCTCCTCGAAGAGGATATGATCCATGCAGCTTACTAACCGCACCAAATTTTCAGTTTAGTATTAAGTTATTTGACAATCCTCAACACCCACAAAACGGTGTTGGGGATATAACAATTTTAAAACGAATTAATATGACAACAACTTGCGAGAGCCTTATCGCCCAGGACATCATCGTCCCTTGCGAAGACCAAGTAACAAAGGGACTGGAGGGCGATGGACTTATCATCAACCGAGACGACATCGACTTCACCAAGTCCGTTGTAGCGGGCAATATAATTAAAACATTAGTTTTGAAGACTGGCAAGAAAGCATACGCTATCCGGCAGGAAGGCAGCAAGCCATTCACTGGAACCAAGACCGAGCTGACCGTTGGCACGTATCGCAACAGCTGGAAGAATACCGTAGCAGTCGTGGTATTGGCAAACACACCTGACGTTTGCGCAAATATCATTGACGGACTGGCGAACGGAAAGTTCGTTATCATCCTGCGCAACCTCTCTAAGGGAGCGGACGGAAATGCAGAGTATCAGGTGTTCGGATATGCGCAGGCACTGAAGGCAAGTGCAGGCGAGAACGACAAGTACTCAGACGACACCGAGGGTGGCTGGCTTATCTCGCTGGAAGAGGAGAGCGTACCGAAGGCAGCTTATTTCTTCTTCGACACAGACAGCGAGACCACAGCAGCCAAGTATAAGAGCCTTCTGACGGAAGCAGCAGCGTAGCCTATGACATACAAGGAAGCGACAGCCAAGGTCGGGGAGTTGAAGGCACGTTTCGACAGTCCCTTTGATGCAACCGACAAGGCAGTTATCGAAACTCTTTACTTCGAGGTAACACGAAAGCGGTTTGTTCCGACAACCTGCCAGCAGTGTTACCACGATGCTTTAATCGAAATTTATTTAAAACTCAAAAAAGAAAAGGCAATGCCCAAAACATGTAATTACGCAATGAAGGCAGGTTTCATCATTTCCTGCCCGGACTTCTACCATGGTAAGATTTTCACGAATGAGAACCTGACCGACAAGGTAGCGCACGAATATCTGACGAAGTACCCACACATGGAGAGTTACTTTCAGAAGATACCCAGCGATGAACTCATTGAGAACAAGCAGCCGCCAGCAGGCAGCGACAGCGGTGCAGATGATACCACCGGGAAAGATCCTGCCGAAAAAGCAGCAGGCAGCGACAAGAAAAAAGACCTCGACCAAGCCGAGAAAGCAGGCAAGGAAGAAGAGTAAAACAACAAGTAAAACGACACAAGCAGTATGAACGTTAAGACAGTTAAGAAGCCAAAGCGAAGGGTTGATATTGGCTACGTCAGCCGATTCAAAATGCAGGCATACGGATATGATAATCTTTATCCGCAGAACCTCGCACGCATCACGGAAGCCAGCGGAACGGCAATGCTGTGCCTTAACCGCTACGCCCGATTTATTGAGGGCTACGGCTTCGATAGCGATGTTATCGCAGCGTTAGCGATGAACCAGCTAGGGGACACGGCAGACGATTTGCTCCGGAACGTAGCGCAAGACCTTGCGAGGTATGGAGGATTCGCCCTTCACGTAAACTACAACGTTCTAGGGCAGGTGTCGAGCGTGAGCCACGTACCCTTTGAAAATTGCCGCCTTGAAGAGACGGACGACAAGGGGAACGTGGCGCACGTCTTGCTGCATCCAGACTGGGAGCAGAAGAAAACGAGGAACGGAAAGCGGTTAATGGTGAACGAGAAGACAATCGAGCGCATCAACGTCTTCAACCCCGACCCGGACATCGTTCTTGAACAGATTGAGAACGCAGGAGGCATCGACAGCTACAAGGGGCAGGTTCTGTGGCAGAGCCTAGACGGACAGTTTATTTATCCTACAGCCAGCTACGATTCTGCCATCACGGAGATTTCGACCGATGAGGGACTGGGTAACGTCAAGATGAGAAACGTCCGCAACAACTTCCTCGTATCGTGTATGCTCGTAACCAAGAAGGGCGTGCCTAAGTTCAACGAGGAAGGCGAAGAGGTGGAGAGCGGACAGATGATTTCCGATGAAGACCTTTTGCAGTTCCAAGGGGACGAGAACACAGCGAAGATTCTTGCTGTCGAGGTGGAGAACGAGGAAGACGAACCGAAGGTTGTCGCCTTCCCGACAAAAAACTTCGACAAGGAGTTTTCTGTAACAGACAGCAGCGTTGTTGAACGCATCTACGCACAGTTCCATCAAGAACTCTTTTATTCCATCCGTATTGGCAAGCTGGGATTCAGTGGGCAGGTGATGCAGGATGCCTACGAGTACTATGCAGGCGAAGTGACGACCGAGCAGCGTTTCATCGAGCGAGCCTTCAAAAAGATTTTCGAGAACTGGCACGATTCTGCCATTCAGAACCTAGACCCCAAGCTGCAGCCGTTGAAGTATATCAGCAGCGAAGCGGCAGGAAACAACACGATAGATTAATTGATTGAGCCTATGGGAGGACAAACAAGAAAGCAACTTATAACGGTTGAACAGTTCCGGGAACTGGCACGACCGACCAGCACACACCTAGATGTGGATGAAGTGAACGCATACATTCGTGAATGCGAAGATGCGAACATCATACCAGCCATCGGGTGGGAGCGGTTCAAGGCAGCGACCGAGCAGGGAGAGTGGGGCGATTCAGTATTGCCCGATTTCCAGCCTGCAACTTTCCTGGACGGTGGCGAATACACCACCAAGAAGAATGGAGATTGCAGCCAAGAAGAAACCAAGGTGCAGAAGTACACAAGCGGAATACGCAAAGCACTCGCTTATTTCACGTATGCGAGGCTTTTTCGTGCCGATGGAACAATTATAAGCCGAGCAGGTGGAATGCGCCACAGAGACGATTATTCAGACCATGTTCAGGACTTATCGAACAACAAGCAATACAACGACATCATGGATATGGCAGAAAGATATTTATCAGATGCCCTTGAATACCTCAAGACATTCACCCCGAAAGGGGATGTGAAGCCACAGCGAGGAACGAGGGCACATATTCACGCAATAGGCAACTAAAAGCACATAAGGCATGAACGAGGATATTCAAAAAATGCTCCGTATGGCAGAGCAGATACGAGACGCAACGCAGGCTGGGGAGAACACAGCGGTGCGTGTCGGCACGGAAATTTACGACATCGTTGTCGAGTTAAACAAGATGCTCGCCATGATGGACGATAAACTGGAGAACGATGCGGTCGTTAATATTATCAAGAGTGAACTCGCCAAGATAACAATAACGGAAGCGCAAATTGCTGATGGGGCGATAACTGCAGCGAAGCTTGCCGATGGCTCTGTAAAGAACAGACACCTAGCATCCAATTGTGTGACCTCAGATAAACTACAACCTGGAGCGGTCAAACACGACCATCTGACCGAGGACTGTATATCAACTGGAAACATCAGAGACGGCAGCGTGACAGCAAAAAAACTCGGCACGGACATCTACAAGGATATCGCAAACAAAGTGACCGACATCGTGACGAAGGACTTCCCTCCAGCAATCACGGAGGAACAGATAACAGATATTACTAGTAAATAACAATTTAAAACAATAGATTATGCAATTTTTAGACGCAATAGGACTTGCTTCATTTTGGGAGAAGATTAAGGACTGGGCTAATTCTCGTTTTTTTAGCCTAAGAGGTGGTTATATTAACCCTGAAACCGGTTTGCAGTATACGATTGACGGAGAACAACTAAGTATAACAATATCTGGTAATGAAAATGAAACTATAGACATTTTCAATGTTGATGAAAATAGAATGGAAGCTATAGCTATCGTGAAGACTGGTGGCACTGCAACCCAAGTGTTGATGGCAGACGGAAGCGTGAGAACTTTGAATGCAGCCAACGGCATTTGTGGACTTGATGCCAACGGAAGAATCCCGCTCGCACAACTTGGCAACCTCGATACATCTTTGTTCAAGTTGGTAACCAGCCTTCCTTCATCGGGCGAGAGTAACAAGATATACATCGTTAAGGACGGAAGCGATGCCAACGATGTGTATCAAGAGTATTACTATACCAATGGTGCGTGGGAAAAAATCGGTACTCACACCGTGAAGGTCGATTTAACGCCTTACGCCAAAAAGACGGAAGCGGTAATAAATATGGATTTCAGAGGTGTAGCATCCGACGGGTCATCTACTTCAAACACTTCAATTCGAAATCTTGTATATACACTAGGTGATGGGAGGGTGAAAGTAGCGGATGTACCTCTTGCTGAACCCAGAACTACTGGGGGAAGACCTTATGCTGGTCAAAACGGCTTCATGAGAGCCTCCGATAAGGCTAAGCTAGATGGCATTGCGGATGGTGCAAACAATTACACCCTGCCTACTGCCAGTGCATCGGTGTTGGGTGGTATTCTTATAGGTTATGGTACAAGCGGTCGTAATTATGCCGTCCTGCTAGATGGAAGCGGTAAGGCTTATGTTAATGTTCCGTGGACTGATACAAACACCACCTACGACTTGTCGCCTTATGCTAAGACGGCAGACGTAAACAAGGCACTGGCAAAAAAGGTTGACGTGGTAAGCGGAAAGGGGCTTTCGACCGAAGACTTCACGGCAGCACTCAAAACCAAGTTGGACGGCATCGCCACTAGCGCAACTGCGGACAGCGCAATCCCAACATCGGTAATTGATGCATTAAATTAGAAAGGAGGTTTGTATGAATTTCTTAGATGAAAGTGGACTAAAGAAGCTTTGGACGAAAATAAAAGCAAGTTTTAGCACAGCTATTGTTGAAAGTTCTCAAAATTCAAACATTCCATTTGTTGCAAATCATCAAATTGTTAACGTGAATAGTTCAGGTCGTATCAACGTATTTAACTGGTTTCAAAAGGCATCGGAAGGAGGCATCCTGGAGGTAGTCTTTACAGGAGCGCAAGAATGTCGCACTTATTGCAGCCAGGCTGGTATTAGCGTTCTGCTTAAAATGAAAGAAACATCAAATGGTCCAATTCTTAGTAGGATTGAGTTTTTGGAAACGGCATACAATACCTATGCACGCTTAATTAAGATTAATAATGTTAGTCTTCTTGTCGCAGAGTTTGTTCAAAACAAGTAAAACTAAAATAATTTTAAAATACACTATTATGAGAAAAAGTACTGGTAGAGCAAAACCAGTAACTCCTAAAGCAGGAGTTACTAAAACCTCAAGAAGATATGCTTGTGGTGGTAAACTTGAACTATAAGTCGCTGACTTTAGAAATTTAAAAGTAAGACAATATGAAGAAGAAACAATTACACGAAGCACTGGCTGTGCTTCTTACTAAATTATCATCGGCAAGGGACAACCCCTTGCTGATGGATAACTACGCAGTAAAAGCCTTGCGCACGGTTCTTTTGAATTTCAAGGAATCGGGCGAGCTTCACGAAGCATACAAGGAGCAGATACAATCCACGCTGGAGAGTGACAACCCCTGGGTAGCTATGATGATGAAGTCAATTGGCGCAGATCCTTCTATTAAGAAGAGTATGACCGATGAAGCCATTGACGGAATGATTGATTCTATGTTGGGCAACGATTAAAACATTTTATTATGAATGACAAGGAGAAAGAACTATGGCGAGTTATAGACAACGTAATCAAGTGTTGTGCTATTGAACTGCAGAACGGAGAGTTGAGTATTACGAGAGAAGACGTTCTCGGCAAGTCTAGAGCTGAAAATCTCGTAATGGCAAGATGTATGGTCGTTGAGCAGATGATACACGCAGGATTCAGCATAACGACCATTGCGACCGTTCTGAACCGCACCGTTTCAGCAGTGAGACATCTTAGCAAGATGTCTTACACCTATATCAGTACGCCTCGAGTTTATCGACTTGCCACGGCACAAGCGACCCTTCTAAACAAGGACGTTGAGCCGATTTGTATTTAAGAAACAAAAAGAAAATAACCAAAAGCGTTCTTTGACAATAATTCGATAAATACCCCTGCACTAACTTTTTGGAGCGAGCCAAAAATCAGAGTAACTTTGCAGCGGATTCCAATATTTGGCTTCCGTAACGTAATTAACTCAAAATTATATGGCAGACACTATCGAGAAAGTTTATTGCACTGGGGACAGTGGCAATGACAACCTAGCAGCAGCCTTGCTCGCTAGAGGTAGAGACAATGATCCAGCGACTATGCTGGCAGCAATGAACGGTGGTATGGGTGGAGGTTGGAACAACCCATTCGCCTACATGATGATGTTGGGAATGTTCCGCTTCATGTACGGTGATGGCTGGAACGGACAGAACGGAAACGTTCAGAGAGCCGAAATCCAGTCTCAGATTGACAGCCTTCGCAACCAGATGGCAGACAACCACAACAGCGACTTGTTGATGGGAGCAATCCAGGGCAACAACCAAGACTTGAAGACCTTGGCGGCTAACTTGAACTGCGACTTCAACGCATTGCAGGCTTCTGTTTGCGGCATTCAGGCAGGCATCCAGCAGATAAGCGGACAAGTCGGTTATTCGGCAGAGCGAGTAATCAATGCTATCTCGCAGGGTAACTTGCAGATGACCATTGCACTGAAGGACTGCTGCTGCCAGACCCAGCAAAACATCATCCGTATGGGCTACGAGCAGCAACTGGGACAGAAGGACATCGTGAACACCTTGCAGCAGAATTTCGCCTACACCAATACTGGTGTGGAGCGTGCGGCAAGCAGTCTCAGCAACCTTATCCAGTCGGTCGTTTGCGACTTGAAGACCTCGGGCAAGGAGAATACTCAGCGCATCGTTGATGTTCTGAACAACCACTGGGAGCAAGACCTTCGCATCCAGCTGGAGGACAGCAAGCGCAGAGAGCAGACTGGTTTCATCATCCAGCAGCTGAAGACCACCACAACCACAACTGGAGCGTAGTAGGTCTAAACAAAATCTATCAAGGGGCAACTCGCTGTGTTACCAGCGAGACCCCTTTTTGTCTATTTATCGAATTATCTAAAAAGAGCGCATTATGGAATTTAAGAATATACAAAGAAATCACCCAGTCTACCTGCTAGACAAGCAGACGGTGGAAGTTAAGGAAGGCAAGGTCGTAGACAACCAGCCGCACATCAACACTGGCATCGCAACCATTTCCAGTAGCGGACAGTCAATGCGAGACGTAACAATCGAGGTGGAGGGAAAGCAGACCATCTACACCATCCCCGAACACCTCGGAGTTACCTTTGCAGGCGAAATCGTACTGGCAACTGACAAGGCAGACCTTTTGCCCGAAGTTGGGAAATTGGTAAATGAAGCCGATGAGATAATCAAGGCATACGAGCCAAGCAAGGAGAGGAAAGCCAAGGGCGAAGAACTTCTTGCAGCTTTGAACCCAGCAATCAAGGAAAAGCAGGAAACCGAAAAGCGTTTCAAGGCACTTGAGGGCGATATAAGCGGCATTCGTGGCATGGTTAAGCAATTACTCGACAAACTAGGATAGGAGGGCGCACAATGAAGAAAATAATCGTTTTGCGCCATTCTTGCGGCAGCGAGGAAGAGCGACACCAGCACCAAGAGAGCGGCATCATCCACGGCTTGCCATACGAGAAGGCAGCAAAGGCACTCATGGGAGCCAGTGGGTACGTGGCATACGTTGCCAAGCACGGCTACCATTTCACGAAGCAGCTAGCAATCAAGGCAAGCGAGCAGATGAAGAACGTAGACGGAACGAGCCACCGTTGGACGGTAGACGAAATCCGGCTGGCGACAAACAACGAGATAATCTCCAAGGGCGCAACCATCGGGGATATTCTCTATTTGGCTAATATGGCTTATGCGGACTTCTATCCGAAGGTAATCAAGACCGAGAGCGACTGCGTACAGTATGCTATTGCCGTAGCCAGTGATCCTGACGGATACGAGGGTATGGCATTCTGCAGGTGGACGGCAGACATCATCGGAAAGGGTGTGACCATCGACTGGGAAAAATTGGAATAACCAAAAAAAATAAATTGATATGAGCGAAGTATTTCACGATTTTCAGGTGCACCACCTTTATTTGTGCGCCCTAGTAATTTTTATCTGTTTCGCTACAATTCTGATAGCGATGACAATTGACCTGATAGCAGGCATACAGAAGGCGAAGGAACTGCATATTGCAAGAACGTCAACTGGACTAAAGAAGACGTGCGACAAGGCGAAGAAGTATTTCCCGACATTCGGTATTGCTTCGCTTATGGACGTGGCTACGTGCATTATCTCTCCCTTCCCTTTGTTCGCCATCGCCTGGACGGTGTATCTGCTTTTGTGCGAGTTTAAGAGCATCCGGGAAAAAGCATACGAGAAGGCTGAGATAAGGAAGCAAGACCGCACGATGCAGGTGATCCTGGAGAATAAGGACGAAATTGCGAAGGCAGTTGTCGAGATAATGAAAGAAGAGCGGAAGAAAGGAGGAGATAATGAGGATAACTAGAGCGCAACTAATAAAGGTAATGCCGAATGCAGGCAGCAGGGCAGACACCTATCTTCCAATCATCAACGGATGGGCAGAGCATTTCCACATCAACACCCCACTAAGGATGGCGCACTACCTCGCACAGATTGCCCACGAATCCGGTGAGCTCAGATATACCAAGGAACTTGCAAGCGGAAGAGCCTACGAGGGCAGGAAAGACCTAGGCAACACCCAGCAGGGCGATGGCGTGAAGTACAAGGGCAGAGGATTGATACAGATTACCGGGCGAGCCAACTACCGGAAATATGCTAATTATTGCGGCTTCGACGTTGTGTGCAGTCCCGAACTTCTGGAGCGTTCTCTGGGAGCAACGAAATCCTCGATGTGGGTATTCGACACTTTTGGCTGCAATGAGTTGGCAGACCAAGACAACTTGAAGGCTATCCGCAGGAAGATAAACGGAGGCTACAATGGACTGGCAGCCTGCGAGAAGTATTTGAAGCGAGCCAAGGAAGCCCTAGAAATCAAGGTGCTTGCGTAATAAGCACGTCAATCTAAAGTTTATAAAGTATGGAAAATTCAAGAAAAGGGCGAAATTTGCGTTCTGTGGCGTTATTTCTCGCCATGCTTATAATTACCCCACTTTTATTTTTTGGCTGTTCCTGCGCTAAATCAGCGCAAAATAACACGGTTTATCACGACAGCGCACACACCAGTGTAAGACGTGACAGCGTGAACCAGCGACAGATCCACTGGCAGGACACCCGGCAGCACGACAGCGTATTCAAGAAGGACAGTGTGCTTGTCTATATCAAGGGCGACACCGTAATCAAGGAGCGGTGGCACAATCTTACGACCATCAGATGGAAGACATCGACCAAGACGGACACCATCGTAGGCGATACCTATGTTTTCGTGACTGACACCGTAAAGGTCAAGTATTACGTGGACCGATATAAGACCAAGGAGGTAGAGAAACCAGCGAGCACATGGCATAAGATAAGATTATTTGCTGGCGATTGCGTGTTGTTATTCCTGGCAATCTTTGCGGTTTGCTGGATAAAGGAGCGCATCAAGAAGAGGGTTCAATAGGTTCAATCATAATATCTTTAAAAGGGCAGGAAGCGCAGGAGAGCGTTTTTCTGCCCATTTTTTGTGCGAAGAACACTTTTCATTGAGAGAAAAGGGGTAGGGGATATGAGTGTTAGATTATATTCATTCTAGCTAATGCGTGCAGGTTATTATTATATAAAGCGTGGAAAACGTACCGAAAACGACCGAAAACGTATCGAAAATATCTATGCTTACGACATAAACAGCCAATAAAAGTTAAAATATTAATATCTTTCGGGAAAAGTTTTGGTGGAACCGAAAAATATTAATATCTTTGCATCGTGTTTAGGAGATAAGCACAATAAACATTCAGTAACTAAGCCCTAGGCAGCACGGTTAAGCCAGAGAAAAATGAAAAAGTCAAATTCAAACATTTTAGAGTTCACTACAAAGTTCATCAACTCTAACTTCCGTATTAAGGTCTTCGGACGCACAGAGGATGGCAAGAAGATAAACACACTCGTGGGAGTAAGCGGAATTTTGAAGCTCATCGGTGCAGAACTTTTTAACAAGTTCATCAAGCGAGCATTGAAGATGGCACAAGATGTTTGTATCTGCAAATTACGTAGAGGACTTCAAGTTAGTTTATATTCAAAATAAGACAATTATGGAATGGAGAACAATCAACGGGTATGGTGGAGTTTACCAAGTTTCTAATACTGGGGTCGTTAAAAGACTCCACCATGTTACGATTAACAAGAAAGGTGTTGCAATGACATTTAAAGAAAAGCGAATAAAGCCATTTAAAGATAAGTATGGTTATATGCACGTTTGTTTACAAGATGGCAAGAAACGCATAAATTGCCAAGTCCACAGATTGGTTATTTCTGCATTTAATCAAGGAGACACCAGTATGCAAGTAAACCACATTGATGGAAACAAGAAAAACAACCGCATTGAAAACCTAGAATGGGTAACACCAAAAGAGAATATCGAACATGCGGTAGAGCACGGACTTCGTGGAGATAATAACAGAAAGTCAATACAGAAACTTGTAAATGGTAAGATTACAGATACTTATATTTCCATCACGGAAGCTGCAAGAGTAAATCGTATAAGCAGACAATCTGTTTTCAGAAGTCTAAGGGGACACGCTATGAAAGGTGGGGTAATGTTCGTTTATTCTAACAAGGGAATATAAACAATGGCAAGAGCAAAATATTACATCACGGAACGAGAAATTTAAATTTGGCAAGATATGAAGGAATACGACAAGATACCAGCGCAAGCAGTGGTCGAGGTAACGACCAGCTGGGGAAGAACCTGCCTGCGAGAGATTGGGCGAGACCTCAAGGAAGGCACGGTGCTCGATGGCTATTATTATCCGGTAAGCAAGGCTTTCGACTTTGATTGGATGGGAGAGGGCGCAATGCTGTGGATCGGGGACAACGGAAGACTTGTCAGTCTTGGAGAAGGGCAGAAGCATAAATACATGATGCTTGGTCGTCTATTATCCGATTGCAAGTACTTCCTTCGCAACCCATACGAGCGACACCTCTATTTCCCGAGCATCGCCCGGCATTGCAAGGAAATGCGCCAGTACTGGATGGAGTTGAATATCAAGCCGGAGTGGTTATCTTATAAGCAGATCGGCAGGCTGGAGCACAAGATGAACAGAATGAAAACGAAGTTAGATAGGCAATTTAAAAAAGACAGATATGGAGAATAGAAGAAACATCAAGAGAACGAAGAAGGGTGCAGGCGCAACGGTCAAGCTGGTTGGCATACAGATAGACAACGACCTGCTGCCTTTCCTCAACGCATTGCCCAACAAGTCACGGTTTATCAATGATTTGTTGAGGAAGAAATTTTTTGGTAAATAATTTGGTGGTTTCAAAGGAAAAGCGTACCTTTGCATCACTGAATGTTTAAAGTGGTCTCCACTTATTACCCCAGCGGCTCGACTTTTTTACCGCTGGGGTATTTTTTTTGCCCATTTTAAGCCGTAAATGTAAAATAACATTAAAATAACAATAAAATAAAAAGAAAAACGTTTAAAAATTTGGTAGAACCGAAAAATATTAATATCTTTGCAGTGTGTTTAGGAAATAAGCACATTAAACATTCAGTAACATTAAGCCCTAGGCAACACGGTTAAGCCAAAGAAAAATGAAGAAATTTAATATCATCAACAATATCGTTGATACAGAAGTATTTCAAAAAGAGTTCATGGCAGATATTCCGCAAGCTACATTCTCTGAGAAGAATGGAGAGAACTTTATCTATGTAGATGATAAATTTGAAAACGAAGTAGGAAACTATCTAAAAAAGAAATGTGTTCGTTTTATCCCTATGACGGAGAAGCAAATTGAATACGAGGGATATAATGTTACTGTAAGCGAAGATAGCAGTTTTTATTATATTGATTTTAACTCAGGTGCAGGTGAAGCTATGTACGAAAAAGCAGATTGGACACTCGATGATGCTTTGAAAGACCAGCTTAATTTAGATAAAGAGTAATGGAATCTAAGCCATCGACATCACGTATAAGTCAATAGATACGAAACGTTTATAAATTATATAAAAGGGGACTGACGAAAGCCAGTCCCTTTTTTGTTCCACAAGCAGCCCGACCACCTGCATTCTATCTATGTTTTGTGCTCTTTTCCCGATTTACCACGAAATTTGCGTTCTGAGCCGCTTATGTGGTAAGCACGTAAAACTATCCCCGAAAACAATTTGAGCCGTTTCTGCGGCAAATTCGCAAGAAATAAGGGCTATTTTTTGTCGTATAGCACGTAATCAATAACCCTGCGGTTTGCTTCATCTACTCTCGATAGGTCTGCATTGATGTAGGTATCAGTTACCCGGACACCGAACGAGTGACCCAGCGCAAGCGACACCACGTCCTTTTGTATACCAATGTTGAAGGCAATGGATGCCCACGTATGGCGAGCGTAGTACGTAGTAAGCCCTGGGCGCACCTTTGCGAGTTTCTTATTAATCATGACCGTTGCAACATCAACGTTTCTGAAATGCTCCGAGAAACGAAGCAGCTTCTTTTCCCCTTTGTATTTCTCGATGATTCGGAGAGCTTCGGGATGAAGGAGTATGGAGTAATGCCTGCCAGTCTTCGCTCGGTCGTATTCCAGTCTTCCACGGACGATATTCTCATTTGTCAAGGCAAACAAGTCGCTCACGTTGATACCAATCAGTAGGAACATCAGCAGGAACATGTCGACCAGTTCATCACCACCAGCTTCGAAGATAGAGCGGATTTCCTCAACGGACAAATCTCGCTTTTTCGTTGTCTCAAGCCGGAGACTGTACCTGCGGAAAGGGTAGTTTTTCGTCTGCTCATTATCTATCGCAAAGTTGAAGACAGCAGCGACACAGAGCATCCTGCTGGCTCTGGTATTCCTCGACAAGCCTTCCTTTGCCATGAACGCATCGAAATCTTCAAGCCAAGAGCGGTTAATCTCATCGTATGTAAGCAGAGCCGCTTTTTCCTTCCCAAGGAAAGCTTCAATCTTTGCCCAAGTATATTTATATCTGTTTATCGTGTTCTCTTTCAGATTCCTGCCCTCGTAGGCAATGAAGCCATCTCGAAGCAGGGCGACTTTTTCCCTTGCAGGCTCAGCTTCAAGCATGATTAAGTCCCGGAGTTCCCTAGCCGTAATATCTCCCCGGTATGTTTCCCTGCATTGCGCCTTCATCATCATTCTGTTGTAGAAATTAAGACGGTCAAGCAGGAAGTCGTTGATAGCATCACGATCCGGACGCTTGCGCACCTTGCAAGCCCTTTTATCCCATTCATCCTTCTTGCAGTATTGATTGAGGGATATGAAGGCAGTCCCACCATGGTGGTTGACAGCAAGCCGGATGGAAAACGTGCCATCCTGCCTTTTTACCCTTGTATCTAAATATAGTCTAAGTGTTGCCATAATTCCGTGCAGTATTTATTCAGTTTATTTTCAGCGTTAAGAGCCGCAATTGTGCAACATGGTGCATGATTGCGGCATTTTCAAGTTATCAGAGTATCAAAGAACCCCTTTAAATACTGGGGAAACCAGTAAAGTTGTACTTAAAATCATAGTCTTTTCCTTTCTTTTTTATGTTATTATCAATGTTATTTATAGCTTAGACGATAAAAGTAGAGAAAAGGTTGCAGGAAATCCAAAAATAATTGCTATTTTTGCATCGTAAATATAAATATTAATAGGTTATATGAACAAGAGATTGATGTTTTCGGCAGCACTCGTGATGGCGCTGCTTTCGGCAAACGCTCAGAAAAGGGCGTTTACCATCGAGGATTTGTACAGGGTGAAGGGCGTTTCTTCGGTGAGCCTTTCGCCTGATGGTAAGACGGTTTGCTATACCGCCAGTTCTTCTGACCTGAAGAACCAGAAGTC